TAAGTAAGTTACAGTTGTAGCAGCAGTTGCTAAATCAGCTCCGATTGGAGTTAATCTTGCATGTAAAGTTCTTGCTGAAGCAGTATACAAAGTAGCTGCAATAGCAATAGCTTCTGAAGTTGCTGGACCACCTACAACACCCGCTGTAGTTGATGTACCTACAAATTGGTTAGCTGCATGACCATGTGAATTTTGTATAATATACAAAGGTACATTAGCTGTCCAAGTTACTGCTGATCCTCCATCATCGAGAATAGCCTCAGTTGCAATAAGTTGAGTTCCACCTGCTGAAGTTCCAAGTGAAAAGTCTACATCATTACCACTACTACCACCTGTAACGATGTTACCCGCTGGTATGGCTATAAGATCCCGAATAATAGTGTCGGCAGGTTGTGTAAAACTTACATCTGTATTAGTATCATCAGTTACTGCAATAGTTCCTGTTGTTACTGATGTCCATGATTGGACAACATGATCTGCAAGTTCTTGTACATCTGCGGCTCTTGCTGAGTTTCTTCCTGTATCTCTAATCTTAAATACTGGATTCGCCATTATTTTTCTCCTAAGTTAATAATAAAGAAAAGGGGAGCTAAGAATAACTCCCCAAATCGTTTTAGTTTTTAGTCAATTCCGTAGAACGCACCTACTAAAGCTTCGTCTCTAAGTACTTTAGCTCCATATACATGAAGTCCTCGTACTATATCTCCGAAGGAATCAGGGTCGCGTAATACTTCAGTACTGGTAATAGTCTGAGCAGTTGCTGTAGAACTAATATGACCAGCTAAACATTTTCCGGCAGCATTTGATGTGTCGGCAATGTTATTAGTCTTGTACATACTAAATCCACGCAATTTTCCAGAAGATACTAAACCATTTCTGATTGAACCTTGACCTGCATTGTAGTCAACTGACAAAAGTTTTGATGAACTTGAAGCAAGAACTTCATAGAAATCAGGAGATGCTAAAAACCATCTTCCTTCTTCTGGTACATTTTGCTCATCTAAAAGACGAGCCATATGTGACAGAACATCTATTGGGTCATGCTCACTAGCTCCAAAGCCAATGTCAAGATTACCTGTGCCATCAAATGTGCCAGCAGCTAAGTCTGTAGCGTTATCTGAACCTAGCACATGATTAGGGCTAGAAGCAGAAAGTCCTGCAAACATAACGGCTATTACGCCTGAGTCAAAGGCATCTCTCAATGCATAAGCTGCAGAAGAAGAAGCTACCTCTCTCCAATTAACATGAGACATATTTGCTTCTATGTCGTCAACGATAAATTTGAAAGCATTAGCTGTATCAACAACTAGGTTGATTTCTGCATCTGTTAGTTTAGTTGCCGTAGCATCAGCACCTCTTTCGTACTGATCTACAGATATGACAGGTTCTTTGATAATCTTTACTGAGTCTCCATAAGCTGTAATCTCACCAGCATAGTCGGTGTTTGTAATAGCTTCAGCTACCGAAGCCTTTCTAAAGAAGCTTAAAACCTTTTTAGAGTAGACTGCAGGTAGGAAGTAACTATTAGTTTGTGTGCTTACGGAGTTAGCAAAGTTAGCATTAGTATCTGTACTTGGCTCAAAATATTGATCCGATGTATTGCTTGCCATTGTGTTATCCTCGTAAAATAAAAGTTAATAATTATTATCTTGCGATTCTGCCTTCGGTGATAGCATTGTTAATTTCTTCTTCATACCTATCAAATTCATCCATAGACATTCTCGCAATATCCTTTTCTGACCAGATCTTTGCTTCTTTGGGTTCAACAGCAGTTGTTTTAGTTGAAACCATATCAGCAGCAGATTTAGTCTTTCTAGAATTTGACCTAGTTTTCTTCTGAGGAACATCTAATCCAGTATCACGCTTATATAAATCTAAAGCTCTACTAGCTAAATCAGCATCACTACTATTCTTATAAATCCAATCCTGAATTGATTGTGGTTGAGATTTTGCCCAACCATGGAAATCATCACTATTTTTGATATTATCGAAATCTGGATGTTTGTCCATTAATCTTTTTTCTGCATCTCTGTGTATTAATTCAGATTCTCTTTGTTGTAGTGCAACAAGACGATCTTCTAAATCTTTTGTCTTTTGTTCACTTTGCATATGAGCAACTGTTTCTACTACATCGAATACATCAGGATATTCTTTTTTAAACTTATCTAAATCTTCAGGAGATTTTGGAGCTACATATTGAGGTTTCTCTTTTAGTAACTCTGCTTCTCTAACCTTAAACTCTTCAAGTTTAGAATCATAATGTGCTTTTAAATCATCATATCGTTTTTTGTAATTCGATCCTTGTTTTTTAGAAGGTTTCTCTTGTGATACTTCTTCTGTTTCAACTTTCTCGTCATTACTATCACTAACTTGAGGTTCTTTAAAGAACACATTATCAGCGGATACAAATTGACTTTCTTTAACATTATGCCATGATTTATTAGCATTATATGGATTTGCTTGTTCTTCTTTCTGTACTTTAGTCATCTTCTTTACTCCTACTCAGGGCTTTCTTAACAAGGTAGCTGCTATAATTTGCGCGTGTCGCAGGGCTTGTCTTGACAAGGTAGCCTTTCGGTTATTTAAAATTGATAGAGGGCTTAGTTAAAAGGTAGCTCTATCCCTATTACGCAAGTCGTGGATTAACACCTAACATGGCTTTCTTAATTTCTTCGTCTTTATCAGACTCCATAATTGGTCTACCATATGTATCTTTCTCTTCTTCGGCTTCTCCACCTTCTTGCATGTTTTGTCTGTCATCTGCTTTAGCTTCTGCATCATCCATCATACGCTGTAAATTATCAGCTCCGATTTCTTCTGTAGCTTTCGCAGTTATAACAAACTCACCATCCGATAACCTTGCGGGTATGGAATCGGAGACTGCTGAACCCGGTCCTTCAACTGGACCAGATCCTGCAAATTCTGAAGCAGTTTCCATGACTTTATCAAACACCATGCTTAATTCGTCATTCTGCTCTAATTCTTTATTTAACATTTTTTCTTCATCAGATGTTAAAGACTGTGAGACTATAAAGTCTATGTAGTCATCTTCCATAACACTATCTGATTTCATCTCTTTAGATTCTGGCATCATTTCTTTTTCAACAACTACAGGTGATACAGAAATGGCTAAACCTTCCATTTGGTCTTTCATAGAACCATTTCTTTTTCCAGCTTCACCGCCTTCTTGATAAGCATATTTTAGATCCATAACATCTTTCTTAGCTTTACCACCCTCTTGTTTCTTTTCTCTAAGTAGTACAAAGTCTTGTTCAGATATTTTACCATCCTTATTAGCATCTAGTTTTGCTTGACCACCTTTAAGTTTTTTCTTTCTTGCCATATCTAGTTCCTATAATATTCTATAAATTTGTTCCAGCGAAAATATTCTTTTCTTTCTTTACACCAAAACAACCCATCATAAATCGTCATTTCTATTGAGGACTTCCTGCACCCGCTCCTTCAGGTCCTCTAGGTGTACCAGAGAATTGATCTTCCCCTGCAACCGGTACATTTCCTGTTCCGATGTTGCCACCGCCAGTTCCTGTAACGCCAAGTTCTTGCGGTCCTGCAGGTATTCCTTGACCGCCTCCCATTGGCGGCTGTTGACTATTGGGTTGAGCTTCTTCGCCTGTAGTTTGAGCATTTTGCATTCCTATTATTTGAGCCATCATAGCTGCTTCTTCAGGATTATTTAAAATCTCATCAGGGTCTAAATCTAAGCTATAGGCTAGTTCACTTACTAATTTAGAAATCTTAACAAAAGGAGCAATAGCTGGACTTTGTGCAGTTTGTAAGAACATAGTCAATCTTTGACTTCTTACTTCTTTTTGCATTAAGCTATTTGTCCCAGATGCTTTTATTTCTAAATCACCTTTGATATCCATATCACCTTCAAAGAACTGCATGTTCCATTGAAAGTATGACTCCCCTAATGGCTTTAATAAAAAGTCATCAAGATTCTTGACAACTGTTTTAATATTTAAACTTGCAGCACCTAGTAACATTGACATACCTGATGCTGTTCTTGTCATACTCTGGACTCCTGTTTGTCCATGAGAATAACTTGGAATACCTGTTTGCTCATCTGCAAGTTGTCTAAACCTATCAAACATCATCATGTTCTCAGGAGCAGTATTTGGAAACTTCAAACCATTTATAGCTGTTCCGGGATTTCCAGTTTGTC